CTGATCCAAGCCGGTTTGTTGGCCAAATTACTGTGGGCTGGGATAATGAACCCACCGACATTCAGGTGACAAGAACCATGATGGAAATTGCAGCAACCATGCTTTCAAGGAGCAAACAATGATTGGATTAGATGCACTTCTAAACGTGGGCGGCAAGCTCATTGACAAGTTGATTCCAGACCCAGAGGCTAAAGCCAAGGCACAACTGGAACTTTCTAAAATGGCGCAAGATGGCGAACTGGCCAAGATGGCCAACGACACCAAGCTGTTTGAGGTAGAGCAAGAAAACATCTCAGACCGCTGGAAAGCTGACATGGGGTCTGACTCTTGGCTGTCTAAAAACATTCGTCCTATGGCCCTTATAGCCATCTTTGTGGCCTATTTTGTGTTCACCATGATGTCAGCCTTTGGCTACAACGCGCAAGAAAGTTATGTCAATCTCTTAGGCCAATGGGGCCAGATTATTTTCTTGGCGTATTTTGGTGGCCGTACAGTTGAAAAACTTGCAGACATGAGGTCTAAAAAATGAACTTGACCGATCACTTTACTTTAGAAGAACTTACGCACACAGACCACCGTGCGCTAGATAACACACCAAACGATGCTGAACTTGAGAACATTAAACGCCTGGCTGAATTCCTTGAAGAACTTAAAACCGTCTTGGGTGGCAAGCCCATCATGGTCAATTCAGCTTTCCGATCAAAAGCTGTCAATGACGCTGTGGGCAGTAAAGATACTTCTCAGCATCGGATCGGCTGTGCTGCTGACATTCGTGTACCCGCTATGACGCCAGACGAAGTGGTCAGAGCAATCATTGCTTCAGACCTTGGGTTTGACCAAGTGATCCGCGAGTTTGACCGCTGGACGCATGTGAGCATACCCAACACGCCAGAGGCCAAACCACGCAAGCAAAAGCTGATCATTGACAAGGCTGGCACTAGGGCGTTTGCTTAGTCACAGCGCGATAAGCCTCAATGGCCGTCTTCAAGTCGCACTGTAAGTGCTGAATGCGGTCATCTTGCTCACACAACTTGGCGTAGGCTTCTTCGGCAAACTTGGCCAAGTTGGCCTGGCTCCATGTAGAAAAGTCTGGTCTGTTGGTCATGCTCTCTCCTTGATGTCGTAAAACCAATCGTCGCCGGCTGACCACTTGCGTGTGCCGTCTACTGTCCACAGGCGCTGCGCTGCTTGGAAGTCAGGAAACTTTGTCTCGCTAGGTATCAGGCTTTGGTCGTACCACAGGCATCGGTTGTTTGGCTGGCAGGCAAACTGGCCGTTGTCTAGCGCAATCCAATTGAACGACTTGTGTTCCTCGGCCTGCTCGGTAAAGCCCGTGTCTAAGTCCATGCCCTCGGCGCAGAAGTCTACCGTGAACAAGTAGCGCCCGAAGTGCCACTCTTTGTCTTTGCCAAGAAACTTGACGCCAAGGTTACGCAGGCCGATCTTTTCAATGATCGTGAAGCGGTAGCCCATACAGTCCCACAGCTGTAGCGTGTCAATTGGCAGATTGCCAGCGTCTTTGTGCCAGACGTATGCGTGGATCGGCAGCTTGTCGTACAGGGCGCCGTAGTTGGGCAACAGCGACTCGATGCGGAACACTTGGCCACGCAAGGCTTTGAGGCTGACCCAGATGGCAGGCTCCAGTTCGCCATGGCCTTTGTGATCGTTGTACAAGAACTCGCGCTTGACAAAGCATTTCATGGGCGGCAGTGATGCCACGATATAACTCATGTGTTTTCCTTAGTCATTGATTTCTTTCTTTGATGGTGCGTCTAATTCGAGGCGGTAATACTTGGCGGGCATCTTGGCGCTCTTGTCCAAGTGCTTACGCAACCAGTCAATGCCGCCAAGTTCTTGGAAGATCATCATGTGACGATCCGTGAGCCTGATCTGGCGGCCTTTAAGGGGTTCGGGTGGTTTGGGGCGTGGCATTTTGTCTTAGGTATCTACCAGTTGTTCGTTTGATCCAACAAAATTGGCAGAGCCATCTCTGGCCAATCTTGATGCCACCTTCTGGTGGCTTAATTTCTTCGCATTGATTACAGAGTTGTAATTTGTGCATTCGTTCGTTTAAAAGTGTCATTTAATTTGTTTGAGTGCTGCCTGCAAGCCGGCCAGACCGCCAACGTGTTGGTTGTTGACAAAAATCTGTGGCATCTGGCGTGAGCTTTCTGGCAGATCACTAAGCAATGCAGGGTTTGACTCGATGTCAATCTCAACATACCTAATGTTCTCAGCCCTCAAGATCATCTTGGCTGTCACGCAGTTAGGGCATTTGTTCTTGGTGTAAATTAAAATTTCCATTATGTTTTCATTCCTCTAATAGCTTTTGCAATGTGATCTGTAATGATTCCGTGATGATTTTCATACCCAAATTTCTCACACATTTGGGCGCATTCCTCAATCACTTGGTTGCGCTGTGAGGGCGACACATACACATCAAAGTGATACGGTTGCCCTAAGTCACGCAGTATCTGCTTGCCAAGGTTGCTGTTTTTTTCAACATCGTTGAACGCTTCGTCTTCTTCTTTCGTCCAGTCAGTCATGCTTGTCTCCTAAAAAGGGATTGCGTCCCATTCCCAATGTTCGCACTCAACCGTGCCGGTGATCCACTCTAGCGGTGGTTTGGCGCCAAACTGCTTACACATTCCAACTGCAAAGTTGTTGCACCCTTGGCAATTTACTTGTATCAAATTGACTTGTTTGACCTGGCTGTCCAGATGTCTCTTGATTGCGTTCAGTTCTATCAAATTCATAATCTTTTACCTCTGTATATTTACCATTTTTGCGGGTTGCAATTCTGACTGGCTCACTGATTTTTCGTCCTTGCAAGTAGTCAAGCGCCATCTGAGTGCCAGACGGCATGACCATCTTGTCGCGCTTTAACCACCAGTCCTGTGCCTTTTGCTTGGGGTAGCCAACGTGGTTAAAGCACACCCACTCACTGGCCACGCGCAGTAGGCCGCTGTAGTAGTCAACCCTCATGCTGTCTGGCTTGCCTTCTTTTCTGTGCATGGCGTAACCCACCTTGGTGATGTCGTGCCACACCAGCTCGGCCATGGCGGTTTGGCTTGACAAGAGAGCTGCATAAGACACCTTGGCGTCCATCGGCTTGGCTTCTTCTTCCCTGATCGTGCCACCGCAATGCACACACACCATGGCTGCCGGTGCGTTGCGCTCACCGCAATCTGGGCAGATGCTGTAGGGCGCCTCTTGTGTGCCTGACTTCTTCTTGGCTTTGCCTTGGATGGTGTCCACCGGCCCCAAGCGCTCAACAGTGTCGGTAAAGTCAAGCACCAAGCAGTCTGTCTTGCCGTCTGCAATTCGAGTGCCTCGGCCCATGCCCTGCACATAAAGCACTGGCGACTTGGTTGGCCTGCACCAGACAATGCAGTCCACATCTGGCACATCAAAACCAACTGACAGCGCCAGCACGGTGACCAGGCAGTGAATCTGGTGGCTCTTAAACTGAGCAATCAAGTATTCGCGCTCTTGCTTTGGTGTCTCACCGCACACAACAGCACTCACAATGCCAAGTTCGTTTAGCTTGTCTGCAAGGCTTTCAGCGTTATCGACACTCGGTGTGAAGGCGATCCATTTCTTGCGCTCTGAGGCGATTCTGGTGGCTTCTGTGGCCACTTTGGCAAGGTATTTCTCAACCTCACGGGATAGTTCGCCAACTTTGTAGTCACCGTTGGAGATGCCAACATGGCTGGCATCGATGCGGGTGCTAATTTTCTCAGCCGGTGGAACCAGTGGCGCAATGAACTTCTGCTCAAGCAGCTCACCCATAGACACACGGCTTGCAATGCCAGTAAACAATGGATCGTCACCGTCAGTCAGCCAGACCTGATTGCCCCTGAATGGCGTGGCCGTCATACCAACTATGCGAAATTTGCATAACTCTCCAAGTTTAGACAAGAAGGTGCGGTACATGCCTGCGTCCCCTGCCTTCTGGCTCACTAGGTGAGCCTCGTCAATCACCACGGCCTTGATGTTGCCAAGCAAGTGCGCAGCCTTGTGGATGCTGCCAATGGTGGCCACAATCACATCGGCGTTGTACTTCTTTGTGCCAAGGCTGGCGCTGACAAAGCCCACGCTGATGGTGTGGGGCAGTAAGGCTCTGAGCTTGGCCGCATTCTGCTCGGCCAGTTCCTTGGAAGGAACCAGCACCACAGTGCGCGGGTGATAGTCTGGCCACTGATCCCACATCTGGCGCACAATCTCAGCGCAGATCACCGACTTGCCAGCGGCGGTAGGCAACACCAAAAGAGGGATGTCGGCCTCCTCGGTGTGCTTTGTCCACCAAGCAAACAAGTCAGACACTGCGCGGGATTGGTACTCACGCAGTTTCACGGCTGCGCTCCTCAAGCATCTTGTCGGCAATGGCGTAGGCATTTTCCACAGCTGTCTTTCTGTCGCCGTTGGCCAACAAACCAGTCAAGGCTGCGGCGGCCAGATAGTCTCTGAGGGTAATGTCTTGGATCGGTGGGGTGTTCATACGAACCTTCCGTTGTGTTGTTTGCGCAGTTCAAGCGCCTGGTTGTCTGTCAGCATGATCTTGTCTTTGCAAGCATGAATCTCTTGGCTGCTGATGTAGTCAGGGTTCAGTTCAGGATCGCCATTGACAAACTGCTTACCATCAGCCATCTGGTAGACAACGCCATGGTCAGGCGTGCTGTCAACTGGCGTGGCCGTCTTGGCTAGTAGGATAGGAATGTAACGGTGGCGGCTGCAACCAACGCGCTGTTCGTCCGTGGCCAGATCGATGCCGTGGCTGTTGCATGACCAGCGGCCTTGGCCATCTATTTCAGGTGTAGTGTAAATACATGACCGGCAAGTTGGGGCTGGTACGTCTGTGCCGTGGCAGATAGCCTGGTAATCACAGAACTTGCACTCAAACCATGTGGGGTCAGTCGAAATGCCAATTGGTGGCTCAACGCTGGTAATCACCGCCATGGCCTTGTCAATCAGCTTCTGCGCTTCGTCAGCGTCAAACTCCAAGCGCTCAGTGTAGATGTCGTCATTGTCTTTGTTGACCACTAGGTACAAGGCTCTGCGGCAACCGTCCTCGCCAAACTGATCGATGCTCCACTTCATGTATATTTGCATCTGCGCGTAGTGTTCGGGCTTGGCCTTCTTTACGCCAGATTTTTGCATTTCCTTGTACATCTTGTCAGATGCTGTCTTTATCTCCAGTATGTGCGGAGACTTAGGCGCCTGCGGTAAGCCTGTAATGATGCCGTCAGCATTGCCTTGGAAGTGGTGGCCAGTTGTGCTTTCGCTGAATGACCACTGCTTGCCGGTAGTTGGGTTGATCTGGTAGACAGTGCAGCCAATGCTTGCCAAGTCTTGGTAGACCCTTGGCTCCTGCAAGTGGCCAGACTGAAACACTCGGTACAAGCGGCCAGAAAACTCGGCAGGCTTGGCCCATCTGAATGAGTACCAGTGCTGGCGCAGGCAGGGCTTACCAATGGCAGAGGCGCCAAGGTAAGGGCGCTGCGCTTCCGCGCCATACTTTGCCTTGTAGTAGGCAAAGATGGCATCGGCCACAGGATCAGTAACTGATTGTGGTAGCAAGGCCATGTTAGCCTTTCCGTGCCCAAGCGGGTGCTTTGGACTTGGCGGCCTCTTGCTCGGCTGTTGGCCATGCAGGCGTGTCGGCTACTGGTGTCGGTGCAGCAGCTGGTGCGCTAAAGCCACCGGCAGATTCATAACCTTTGATGTTGTTGCTGGCCTTGTACTGGCCTTGTGCTTCACGTACAGTCACGCTGATGCGAACTGGCTTGAAGTGCAGGGCGGCAGTGTCCATCAACTTAATCACATTCACGGCATGGCAAAGCGCAGACAACTGGCTTTGTGCAATGCGCTGTGTGTCTTCGTTGCTGTGGCGAATGTTAAGGTTCTCCCAAACCTTACGGCCTTTAAACTGGCCATCCATGATTTCAAAAGTCAACTTCAAACCCTCACCATTGCCAGACTTCAATGGCTGCACATCGGACTCGGTGATGTGTGCCAGGTATGTGCCAGCAGGCAGTGGGCCTGTAGATGCTTGGGGGGCGACTTGGGATGCGTCAAAATTAAACTGAGCCATGATTTTCTTTCTGTGTTTTAGAGTGGTTTGATGTTTGAATAAACTACAACTTTTTTGATCATATTTTTTTTAATATCAAAAAAAACATGTTGAAAGTCGTGTCCAGATACTTGTTTTGCATAGGCGAGAACAATTTTTTCTAGGCGTCCTTCGTCAATTTCTGTGTCTATTTCCAAACTTAATTCGTGATCCATTGTGTTTCCTTTGGTTTTTACGAACTGGGGTGATCAAGACTGCGCTTGGGTAAGCGCTGCTTGGAATGCCGTCCAGTCAAGCGGCATATTCTGAAGGCCAAAGCGGTTGCCACCGCAATGAGCCGGATGGGGTTCGACATGCAAGATGCGCTCACCAGTGGTGGTGGCCTTGGTTTCCTTCTTAGAGAACCCTGCGTCTGTCTTGCTCGTAAAGATGCGGTAGCCTGCGTAGCCAATGACATCTGCCCATTCTTGCACCAAGCCAGCGGCTTTGTCGTGCAGTTTAAGGACATGGCTGTCATAGCCCTCGGTCAGCGGGTCTTCAATGCGCTTGATCTTGTCGTGCGCAATCAAGATGATGCCCATGCCCTTGGCAGAACGCAAGACCTCAAGGCCAGAGAGCAAATTGCGCCATTCTTCAGCGGCGGCCACATAGCCTTTGCCAAAGCCTGGCTGCTCGATGTTTTTCCAGTTGTTCTGCTTGCACACATACTCTTGAATCATAGGTTCGAGCCAGTCAAGCGAGTCAATGAACAGCGTTTGGAAGTCATGGTTTTGGTTGATCAGCGTGTCAATGGCAGCATAGACTTCGGGCAGACTGGACGCCAGCGGGAAAGCGTTTGCGTCTACAGCGTCAGCGCCGTCTTCGGTCAGAATGCCAATGGCGTTGGGCGCCATGGCCGCGAAGGTTGTCTTGCCAATCTTGCCTTGGCCAACCACAACAATCTTGGGTGAGCGTACACGTTTGGTTTTGGAGATGGAGGATAGATCGAATGCCATGTTAGTCTTTCAGTTCAATGGATGGTTTTGCGGGTTTACTAGTGATGAACACGGCAGCCTTGTTGTAGGCAGCGGGATCCATTTCGGAGAGAGTGCGAAGGTAAGCCAAGTTGACTTCGGCCTTCCATCTAAATGCACGCTGGGCGTTGTCAGGCAGATCGTCATAGTCGGCTGCCAAGTGATCGGTGTTGACCGTGCGGTTGAGCTTCCAAGTAATGGTGAAGTCTTCGTCATTGTGTGAGCCTTCATTGCTCTCAGGCTTGGCAAACTGCTCGGTGATCAAGCCCTCAATGCGCAGGCGCTCATTCTTGGCGTCCAGTTCGGCCTGTTTAGCCTGGCGCAGTTGCGCCACCAAATCAGTAATCGTCATTTTTAAAGTCCTCAAGTGCTGTGGTTGTGATGTGGTCAACGATGCCTTGCAAGAGCAAGTGGCCAATGTCAATGTCTGTGCCTTTCACATACGCATTGACCAATTCCATATCTTCGGGGTAGTCAGGCTCATTAGGTAAGCCATTGCTGTCGCGTGAGCCAAGTTCTTCTGGTGTGTATTCCAAATAACAAACCAGATTGACACCTTCGACTTCGACTTCGTACTCGTTAAGCCCTTTGGGGCAGGCGGGTGTTGGGTTCATGCTGACCACCATGCAACGAGTAGGACGGCCATGCCAACACCGATGGCGATGGCGAGAATAAAGTCAATGACTGCTTCGCCACGGGCGTTGAGCTTGGCGTTCTTGACTTCTGGGTAGTGAAAGTATTTGCTGTGTTTCATGTGTTTCCTTTGGCCTTGCGGCGTGATGCCAACAAACTATTTCGTTGGCATGTGTGTGACTTTAGCATGGTTTGTGTTAATATTCCCATCACTTTGCAAATATTTTTACGAAAAGGTGGTTTTTATGTTGAATTTGGAAGAAATAAAGTTGAGATTGGTAGATGCCAATCTAAAGAAAGTTGCCGAAAAAGCAGGCATCCATGAGGCGAGGGTTTACCGATTGATGTCGGGTGAGACTGAGCCAATGTATGAGACTGTTAAGGCGCTGAGTGATTACTTGGAAGGCCGTGGCACAGAGCAAAATCGGGAGGTGGTGTGAATGAGTTGGCTCTTTTCGCAGGCGCTGGTGGAGGCATACTTGGGGGACACCTTCTTGGATGGCGAACAGTCTGCGCCGTTGAATGGGAGCAATACCCAGCAAGCGTACTGTGCGCCCGACAAAATGACGGGCTTCTCCCGCCTTTCCCGATTTGGGATGACGTACAAACCTTTGACGGAAAGCCATGGCGAGGAATTGTTGATGTCGTATCGGGCGGCTTTCCCTGCCAAGACATCTCAGTTGCAGGAAACGGAGACGGACTTGACGGAGAACGATCAGGAATGTGGCGAGAAATGGCACGGATTATTGGCGAGGTTCGACCAAAATTTGCATTCGTGGAGAACAGTCCAATGCTCGCTACTCGAGGACTTGAACGAGTCCTTGCAGACCTTACCGCAATGGGGTATGACAGTCGGTGGGGAGTTATATCTGCTGCCGACATTGGTGCAAACCATAGACGCGAAAGAATGTGGATTTACTCATGTTTGGGGAACGCCAAAAGCGCAAGATTCCCGACATGCTTTAAGGGACAGGGGCAAAGGCAATCTTGGGGAACAGGTATCGGGTCTGCACAATGGTGGGAAGTTGAACCCAACGTGGACAGAGTGGTTGATGGGTTGGCCTCTCGAGTGGACAGACTTAAAGCCATTGGGAACGGACAAGTCCCTTTGTGCGCAGCAACTGCATGGACAATACTCAGTGAAAGAATTTAATGACTAACTTAACAACAATTTTCCCCAACGGTTTTGCGGCTGCCACAGAGAGCCAAGACCTGATCAACCCAGAGGAATCGTTTCGCCGGCATTGCGAGGCAGCTGGCCTCTTGATCAAAGACCAGATCATTGCTGATGGTGAGATTCACCGTGTGGCGCATGTGTCGAGCAAGAAGGGTGCGCTTGATGGTTGGTACATCTTGCACACCAGTGGCAAAGTGCCAGTGGGCATTGCCGGCTGTTGGAAAGAGCCAGTGTTTGAGAGCAAATGGATTGCAGATACTGGCCGTGCAATGTCATTTACTGAGCGCTTTGAGCATGACAAGTGGGTGGCTGAAGTCAAGGCCAAGAAAGATGCGGATCGGTTGGCTTCTCAGGCGGTGGCCGCCGAGCGTGCAGAGGATGAGGTGGGAACGTATGCAGATGCGTCAAATGACCATCCATACCTTGTGCGCAAGCATGTTGGCGCCAACGGGATCAAGATTGATCGTGCAGGCAGATTAGTTGTGCCGGTGATCAATCAGGCTGGTGAGATATTGAGCTACCAAACCATTGATGCAGATGGCAACAAGCGGTTCTTAAAAGGCGGCAAGATCGAGGGCGGGTTTTACGAGTTGCGTGGTAACCGCAAGATCGTGTTCATTGGTGAGGGCTTTGCCACATGTGCATCAATCCATGAGGCGACTGGCTACACCGTGCTGGTGGCGTTTGACTGCGGTAACTTGGCCAAGGTGGCCAAGAGCGCCAAAGAAATGTTCCCAGGTTCAAAGATTGTGATCGGCGCAGACAATGACCAGTTCACCGAAGGCAACCCTGGCGTAACGAAGGGCCGTGCAGCTGCGGCATTGGTGTTTGGTGAGATTGTTTACCCATCGTTTTCTGATTCGGACATGGTGGACAATAAGCCTACAGACTTCAATGACCTTCATTGCCTGCAAGGCTTGGATGCCGTCAAAGAGCAGATTGAGCGCGTGGCAGGGCCAATGAAAGACAAACTGGCGTTTGAGTTTAGTCGGGCAGACAGCCTGCAACTGACGCAAATCAAGTGGATCGTGGATGACTACATCGAGGCAGACTCGTTGGCGCAAGTGTTCGGTGATCCAGGCGGCGGTAAATCTTTCGTCAGCATCGACATTGCCTGCTGTGTGGCCACAGGCCGTGCCTGGCATGGCCATGAGGTTAAGCAAGGCAGCGTGTTCTACATTGCCGGCGAAGGCCACAATGGCTTGGCACGGCGGTTTAAGGCATGGCAGATCGGCAACGGCCAGACCTTGGACGGTGCGCCACTGTACAAAAGCCACCGTGCGGCGCAGCTGTATGACGCGACTGAAGCTGCCGTGGTGGCTGAAAGTATCAAAGAGCTGTCTGCGCAGGCCGGCACGGTTCCATCATTGATCATCATTGACACCCTAGCGCGTAACCATGGGGGTGACGAGAACAGCACACAAGACATGAATGCGTTCATTCAGCACCTTGACACCTACTTGCGCCAACCATGGAACTGCTGCGTTCTGGTTGTGCATCACTCTGGCGTGGCTGACAAGGATCGGTCAAGAGGTAGCACAGCCCTGAAGGGCGCATTGGATGCGGAATACCGATGCCAGCTGGATAGCGGGACAAAGACTATAGCGTTTGAGTCCAAGAAGATGAAGGACGCAGAGATGCCTGCGCCTAAGAACTTCCAGATCACGCAAGTGGACTTGCCGATCCAAGACAAGCATGGACTTGCGGTCAAGGGTGCATACCTGACAGCAGTTGACATTAGCGGCCTAATGGGCAACATCCAAAAGCGGGTGATCCTGTCAGGCAACCAACGCATTGCGCTGAACTGTCTGGTGGCCATTGAAGCCAAACGAGCCAGCGAAGGTGTTGAGGGTTTTGCGGCCATGGCTGACTACGATCAATGGCGTGAAAGCGCCAAAGAGCATGGTCTGAATTCACGCCGGTTTAAGGAATGTTTGGATGCGCTGATCAAGAAATCCATGGTTTTGGAGAATGCTGGCATGTACCGAACCGTACCAAAAACAAACGAGGAAACAACGGCATGAGCAATCCATTTGAAATTATTGAGCCAACTTGCATCAGTTTTAGCGGTGGCCGGACTAGCGCGTACATGTTGTATCGCATTTTGGAGGCTCACGACATGAGCCTGCCTGACGAGGCAATCGTGTGTTTTGCTAACACTGGCAAAGAGTGCGAGGAAACATTGGAGTTTGTCCATGCATGTGAGACAAACTGGGGTGTCAAGATAAATTGGCTTGAATACAAAGCCCATGAAGTGCCAAAGGAGCGCTTTCGAGTCGTTTCTTATGAAACCGCAAGCCGAAATGGTGAACCTTTCTTTGACTCAATTAACCAAAACGGCAAGCCATTCCTTCCAAACCCAGTTGCCAGAATCTGCACAATCAACATGAAGATCCGTGTTATCCACCATTATTTGAAATCCTTGGGATGGAAACATAACGAAAACATGGATTGGGTTGGCATTCGTGCAGACGAACAAAGAAGGGCAGCCAAGATTGACCGAAGCAGAACACCCCTAGTTGCGGCAGGAATAACCAAAGAACATGTTGGCGCTTTTTGGAAAAGTCATTCATTTGACCTTAAATTGCCAAACAACAATGGCGTAACAATGCACGGCAATTGCGACTTATGTTTCTTAAAACCAGCACATCAAATCCAGTCTTTGATTAAAGAAAAGCCAGAAAGAGCGTTGTGGTGGATGCAGATGGAAGCACACGCCAATAGCTCAAACAAGACCTACGGCGATGGAGCAAAGTTTCGCAAAGACCGGCCAAGTTATGCAGAAATGCATAAATATGCGTTGGCTCAAACAGATATGTTTGACCAAAATGAAGAAGCCATTGCGTGTTTTTGTGGGGACTGATTATGTACCGAACTGTACAAAACCACAGTCAAATGAAACAAAGTTACCATGGACTTGTACCGAAATGTACCGAAATGGTAACTTTGTTACATGCCAAAAGTACCGAACTGTACCGAAATGTACCGAGTTCGGTACATCGGTACATGGCAAATGTACCGAACCGTGTACCGAAATGTACCGAAACGTACCGAAATGTACCGAAGCACCCCCCCTCTGGTGTACCGAAACGTACCGAACGTATCTACAGATACGTTCAGGTTCGGTACATAAAGGGGTTCGGTACATCCGCACTTTGGGGAGGGTTGGTTGATGATAGAAGTTGAGATGGATATGAAGATCGTGTCAGTGGCCAACATGCGGTTGCATTGGGCGGCCAAAGCAAGGCTGACCAAAACCCAGCGGCAGAAGACTAGGATGGCACTGGCAGCTGTTGCACAGTCCTACGGCGTTGAGATATTGCCAGTCACCGTGATGCTGACCAGAGTCGCTCCAAGGAAGCTGGATGGGGATAACCTACAGTCTGGGTTCAAAGCGGTCAGGGATGGTGTGGCTGACTGGCTTGGCGTTGATGATGGGAGCAGCATGATTGAGTGGCAGTACAACCAAAGGTCTGGTGGGCCAAATGTGTACAAAGTTGAGATCGAGGTGATAACATGACGGTGTGCGCAGTTGCCATTGCCGCACCTTCGGGGAAAGCGCCAGTTGGTGTGAGTACCTTCTTTTTTTAAGGAGTTTACAAGTGACTGATAACTTGGCGTCAGAAATGACAGTGCAAAGAGAAGGCCCAGGCCGTCCAGCTTTGTTTCCGGCAGAACATGAGGCTTGGCAAAATATCCTGCGCGGCATCTCAGAAGGCAAAAGCCTGACTAGCACCCTCAGAACCGAGGGAATGCCCAGTTACTCGCTGGCGCGTCAAATGATCAAGAACAACCCAGAGTTCAGGGCGGCTTACGAAAAGGCCGTAGAAGACCGCGCAGACCGTTTGGCAGAGGAAATCATTGAGTTGTCAGACAAAGAGCTTCCAGACGGTTTAGAAGGCTCTATGGCCAGTGCTTGGGTTCAACAGAAACGTCTGCAAGTTGAAGCACGCAAATGGGTTGCTGCAAAACTTAAACCGAAAACCTACGGTGACCGCATTGATGTTGCCGTGACCGATCACAGGATTAGCGTCATGGATGCGCTGACACAAGCCAAACAGCGCGTGTTGATGGATAACAGTAACGTGGTAGATGTGGAAGCAAAGCAGGCGTAATCGGGAAAGTTATGCGCTTTTTGCATAAAAATTGTACGGTTACGCGCACGCGCGCACGTTGCGTAAACGCAACGAAAAGAAGGCTCGGAAAGCAGAAAAGCATCGTCCACTTTATACAATGACCATTATGTTAAGTTGACCCTAAGTTATCCACAGAAAAAATACTACTCAGGCATTACAGTTTGAGTTATCCACAGGCAACTGTGGACAACTGTGGACAAACCCCTGTGGACAAGCGCCCACAGGCCGCCAGCCGGCCATGGGGGAGGGGGTAGGGCCGGCGGGAAAAGGTCACAGGAACGGTAGCCCCGCGAACATTTTTTATTTTATTTTTTCAAAAAATCAATTACCATCCCCCTCAATGCAAACCACAATTTACAAGCCCGAAGACGAACAAGAGTTGATGGCCACTCTGTGGACGCCGGCCATTGCCGATGACCCAGAGGCGTTTGTGCTGTTTGCCTTCCCTTGGGGTCAGGAAAATACACCCCTTCAAAACTTCAAAGGCCCACGCAAGTGGCAACGCGAAGTCTTGCGTGAAATCACCCAGCACATCAAAAACAACCAGGGCAAAGTAGACTTCAACACCCTGCGCAGTGCGGTGTCTTCTGGCCGTGGTATTGGCAAGTCTGCCTTAGTCAGTTGGCTTACCATCTGGATGTTGTCCACACGCATCGGCTCAACGACTATCATCTCGGCCAACAGCGAAGCCCAGCTGCGTGCGGTCACATGGGCCGAGATCACAAAGTGGTTGGCCATGAGCATCAACAGCCACTGGTTTGAGGTTGCGGCCACCAAGATCACGCCGGCGACATGGCTGACTGAACTGGTTGAAAAAGACCTTAAAAAAGGCACACGGTATTGGGCTGTTGAGGGCCGCCTGTGGTCAGCAGAGAACCCAGATGCTTACGCTGGTGTCCACAACTTTGATGGTGTGATGGTGATTTTTGACGAGGCCAGCGGTATTGACGACTCAATCTGGGCTGTGACGGCTGGTTTCTTTACCGAGAACACACCGAACCGCCTTTGGCTGGCTTTTTCCAATCCACGCCGAAACACTGGTTATTTTTATGAGTGCTTTAACTCCAAGCGCGACTTTTGGAGCAATAAGGTGGTGGACGCACGCACCGTAGAAGGCACGGACAAGCAAGTCTATCAAAATATTATTGACGAATACGGCCCCGACAGCTCACAAGCCCATGTTGAGGTCTATGGCATGTTCCCGTCTGAGGGTGATGACCAGTTCATACCGGCAGACATTGTGGATGAGGCCATGGCACGGCCCAAATACAAGGATCAGACTGCGCCAATCATCATTGGAGTTGACCCTGCACGCTTTGGTGCTGACGCAACGGTGATTGCAATTAGGCAAGGGCGCGACATTGTGCGCATTGACAGGCATCGAGGCGATGACACCATGACTGTAGTTGGCCACATCATCGAGGCCATCGAGGAATTCAGCCCTGCCCTAGTGGTCATCGATGAAGGCGGGCTTGGCGCTGGCATTGTTGACCGCCTGAAAGAGCAAAGGTACAAGATCAAGGGTGTCAACTTTGGAAATAAGTCGGCAAATCCGATCATGTATGGCAATAAAAGGGCCGAAATGTGGGGAAAAATGAAGGAATGGTTAAGAACCGCAAGTATTCCGAAGGATAGGTTCTTGAAAACTGATTTGGTTTCGCCTATGATCAAGCCAGATTCTAGGGGCACTATATTTTTGGAGTCAAAGAAGGACATGAAGGCTAGGGGCCTTGCATCTCCTGACGCAGCTGATGCAATATGCGTTACATTTGCGTTTCCCGTGGCTCACAGGGAATATACTGCGAAGGAAAGAACCCGCGCATATTCTGACCGCACGGCTGTTGCAACTTCTTGGATGGGATCATAATCATGGCTACCAAAAAAAATGTCTCCTTAAGCGTTGGCCGTGGCGAAAAACTGCCGGTTAGCAAAGGTGCTGGCTTGACCGCCAAAGGGCGCGAGAAGTACAATCGAGAAACTGGCAGCAATCTTAAGGCGCCAGCGCCTAATCCAAAAACAAAAGCAGATCAGGGGCGCAAGGATTCATTTTGTGCAAGAATGGGCGCAGTAGCGGCCAACGCCAAAGATGGCGAACGCGCTAAAGCAGCTCTTAAACGATGGAAGTGTTGATATGGCTACCAAACCTGGGCTTTATGCCAACATTCACGCAAAGCAAGCACGCATCAAAGCTGGCTCTGGCGAAAAGATGAACAAGCCTGGCAGCAAGGCAGCGCCTTCTGCCAAAGATTTTAAAGAGTCTGCCAAAACAGCGAAAAAGAAATAATCATGCCACTGGTTAAATCAAAATCACCCGAAGCCTTTCGCAAGAACGTCAAAGCTGAAGTTAAAGCTGGCAAGCCCGTCAAGCAGGCCGTTGCCATTGCGTATTCAGTCAAACGTGAAGCAGAAAAGAAGAAAAAATAATGGCTGATCCAACCGGAATGGTCGCGGCGGCTAATGTAGCGGCTGGCGGCAAACCACCAAAGTCTGACTCAGACATTCTGACAACCGCCCGCGCTCGGTTGGACATGGCAGTCTCTGCACTGGCCGAGAGCCGTGAAGATGAGATAGACGATCTGCGCTTTTATGCCGGATCACCTGACAACCACTGGCAGTGGCCTGCTGACGTTTTGGCCACTCGTGGTGCGGTGCAGGGTCAGACGATCAACGCACGCCCAACACTTACAATTAACAAACTGCCGCAGCATGTTCGTCAAGTGACGAACGATATGCGTCAGAACCGCCCAGGCGCAAAGGTCATCCCAGTCGATGACAACGCTGACGTGGAAGTGGCTGAGATTTTCAACGGCATGATTCGCCACATTGAGTACATCTCTGATGCTGACGTGGCATACGACACGGCCTGCGAGAATCAGGTGTCCTATGGCGAGGGTTACATCACCCTGATGACCGAGTACTGTGACGAAAACACATTCGATCAGGACATTAAGATTGGCCGAATTCGCAACAGCTTCTCGGTCTACATGGATCCGCTAATCCAAGACCCAACGGGCGCGGATGCCAAGTATTGCTTTATTACCGAAGACCTGACAAAAGCAGAATACGAGCGCCAGTATCCAGATGCTGCGCCTATCTCTACGCTTCAATCCCTTGGTGTAGGCGATCAGTCAATCAGCAACTGGCTCAACGAAGACACTGTGCGTATTGCCAGTTATTACTACATTGACTACGACAAAACCAAGCTGAATTTGTACCCTGGCAACCAGTCGGCCTTTGAAGGCACGCCTGAAGACAAGATGCTCAAGGACATGTTTGGCAAGCCAATCAAAAGCCGCATATCTGAGCGCCCACGGGTGATGTACTGCAAGATCAACGGATATGAAATCCTTGAACAAAAAGAGTGGGCTGGCAAATGGATCCCCGTGATCCGTGTGATCGGCAACGAATTTGAAGTTGATGGCCGTATTTACATCTCTGGCTTAGTGCGAAACGCCAAAGATGCCCAGCGCATGTACAACTACTGGGTGTCTCAGGAAGCTGAGATGCTGGCTCTGGCTCCCAAGGCCCCGTTCATTGGCTATGGTGGCCAATTCGAGGGCTATGAGGACAAGTGGAAGACAGCCAACACAAACAACTGGCCTTATCTGGAGGTCAATCCTGATGTTACAGACGGCCAAGGCGCGGTTCTGCCACTACCCCAGCGGGCGCAGCCGCCAATGGCCTCCAGCGGGCTATTGCAGGCCAAGGCAGGCGCATCTGAGGACATTAAGTCCACAACCGGCCAATACAATGCTTCTCTTGGCATTGGCGGCAACGAACGCTCTGGCAGAGCCATTCTGGCTCGTCAGCGTGAGGGTGATGTAGGTACTTTCCATTACGGGGATAACCTGACCCGTGCCGTGCGCCATGTGGCCCGTCAGTTGGTGGACTTGATCCCCAAGATTTACGACACACAACGCATTGCTCGCATCATTGGTGAAGACGGCGAGACTAAGATGGTCAAGATCAACCCTGACCAACCCCAACCCGTCAACAAAATTGTCAACGAGCAGGGTATTGTGATCGAAAAGATCTACAACCCAGGCGTTGGCAAGTACGATGTGGTGGCCACAACTGGCCCAGGCTACGCAACCAAGCGCCAAGAAGCATTGGAAGCCATGGCGCAGCTGTTGCAAGGCAATCCCCAACTGTGGTCTGTGGCTGGCGACTTGTTTGTCAAGAACATGGACTGGCCTGGCGCACAGGAAATGGCCAAGCGCTTTGCCAAGACCATTGATCCCAAGTTCTTGGAAGATGGTGACGAAGACCCAGCCTTGCAGGCAGCGCAGCAACAGATTCAGGCCATGGGCGCTGAAATGGAGCAGATGTACCAGATGATCCAGAATGTCGGCAAATCTATTGAGATGCAAGACTTGGAGCGCAAGGACTTTGAGGCTCAGATTAAGGCTTATGATGCCGAAACCAAGCGGATCGCTGCTGTGCAGGCTGGTATGACTGAAGAACAAATCCAAGACATTGCCATGGGTGTTGTCGCTGCGGCCATGGAGTCGCAGAGCATGATGAACCAGATGCCTGAAATGCGTGAGGAATCCATGCCCATGGAGATGGAACCTCAAATGACACCCCCACAACAACAAATGGGAATGCCACAATGAAAGCAAATGAATTTTTAGGCTTGCTGTTCTTGGCGCGGGATGTTGCACATTCCGTACACCTGAACACTCGCAGTTTTAGCAAGCACGAAGCGCTTAACATCTTCTACAACCGCATCATTGGTGCGGCTGATGACTTTGCCGAAACCTATCAAGGCCGGTATGGTCTAATTGGCCCAATTACCTTGAATTCGGCCAAGAAGACGGCTAACATCACTGAATTCTTGCAGGATTCACTTGCCGAAATCGAAGCCGCAAGATACGATGTGTGTGATAAATCTGACTCATCGCTTCAACAATTGATAGATAATATCGTTGAGATATATCTCCGGACTTTGTACAAATTGAAATTCTTGGCATGATCAAAATTGATTTCACCATCAACGGCTTTACAGATGCTTTGCATTTGGCGGATGACCACGGCTTAACTGATGCTGAGATCGAGGCTATGAAACAAGCCAGATACGACAAGTGGGATGATTTTGTGAAAAATCCACCAGTTGTTGTTGACGAACCTATTGAGGAATAAGCATGGCCGCATACTTTTGGGTAACGGGCGGTACAGGTAACTGGAACAGCGCAAGCAACTGGGCGCTGACCTCTGGGGGCATAGGCGGTATAGCTGTCCCTAGTTCGGGTGACACCGCAACAATAGACGCCAACTCTGGCTCTGGTAGCGTTACTCTCGACATCAGCCCAGACATTCAGACCCTAACTTGCACAGGCTTCACGGGCACGCTGGCCTTTGGCACAAACACGATCTCACTGAACAGCACGGGCACGATCTTCACTGGCGCTACGACCATGACGGTCACAGGTACGCCTTTGATTATTTGCACCAACTCAAGTGCGACATCGAGAACGATTACACCTACGGCAGTTACTGAAGCAAACAGTATCTCGTTCAGAATTACTGCTGGAACTGGCACTTTAACCCTTACTGCTGGCGGGTATCGTGACCTAGACTTTACCGATGGTACAAATCCAACTGGATATGGAGGAGCAATTGCGGGCACGGCAATCACAATTTACGGTAATTTAAAGGCTTCCACCTCTGGAATGACGACTTCTGGCGCTAACGTATTGACCTTTGCCGCCACCTCTGGCACAAAAACAATCAACACCGCTGGCGTAACTTTTGACCGTCCATTTACATTCAACGGTGTAGGCGGTACTTGGCAACTTCAAGCTGCATTGACTTCTGGTGTTCGTACCTGCACATTAACCAACGGCACATTGGATTTGGCTGGTTATACGCTGACCACTGGTATTTTTAGCTCGACCAACAGCAACGTCAGGACGTTAGCGTTTGGATCGACGGGCAAGATTGTTCTAATCTCCACTTCTGGCATTATTTTTACAACAGGTACTATTGCCAACTTTACATCTACTGGAACATCACTTGTTCAAGCCACCAATGGCGGCGCAGGAACACGAACCTTGACCTTCGGTACTGGCGCACTGTCAGAAGCTAACGCCATAAATTTTGAGATTACTGCTGGCTCAGACATAGTGTCTTTGTCTGGCACAGGCGGCGCGGCAAAAAATATTAACTTCACAGGGTTTACTGGAACAATTGATATTCCAAGTACAAAAACATTTTACGGGGATGTGAATTTTGGCGGCGCAACCTCCATTACAGGAACCGCAACAATTACTTTTGCAGCCACATCAGGCGCTAAAACTATCCGAACAAATAGTTTGACTTATGGTGGTGGTTTTAACTTTAACGGCATTGGCGGCACATGGGCCATGCAAGATGCTTTGGCTTTGACAGGTACGTTGACAATGACAAATGGCACATTGCAACTTAAAAATGGTGTAACCAGCACCGTTGGCGGTTTTGCCACATCTGGTACAAACCAAAAGTTTCTTCAAAGTACTTTGGCGGGATCTCAGGCTACGTTGTTTCAAGCAACAGGCACGGTTAGCGTTAGCTATTTGACTATTCAGGACAGCAACGCTACGGGCGGAGCTACATGGAACGCTTATGTTGACCAAGGCAATATTGATGCAGGGAATGCTGACGGTTGGGATTTTGGAATTTCTCCCGTTGTTGGCGGAAACGAGTACACTTACCAACTAAGGTCTTTTACCCAACCAAGGAGATTTTAAATGACTATGAATATTAAAGCTGTAACCACTTGTTTTGGGTATCAGCAAATCGCAACTGTTTCATCATCCGTTGTATTGACAGTGCCAACTTTGGCGCCCGAGGGACTAAATGCTAGGCCTGTTTTTGCCTTAATTATTGCTGAAGGCGCTCCAGTGCGGTGGCGTGATGACGGTACAGCTCCTACAGCTTCTGTCGGTATGCCTTTAGCAATTGGCGTGCCGTTGCAATATGACGGCGACCTAACTAAGATTCGTTTTATTGAACAGTCTGCAAGTGCAAAGCTAAATATTTCTTATTACAGCTAAGGTTAATCATGGCCGTATTTCTCTCCCCTGTGGGCGGCGTTGCGGCCCAGTTTTTTACCAACACTGGCGCAGTTTTGACCGGCGGTAAGTTGTACACATATGCGGCTGGCACAACAACACCTTTAGTTAGCTATACAACTAGCGCAGGAAATGTTGCTCGTACAAATCCAATTATTTTGGATGCTGCTGGCCGAGTTCCTAACGGCGGTCAAATTTGGATTACATCAGCGTCTTATAAGTTTGTTTTAAAAGATTCAAACGATGTTTTGATTGCAACATACGACAATGTTGTCGCGGCAGGATCAGGGTCGTATACACCTCAGAATTTTACAGGCGACGGAACAACAGTTAGTTTTACTTTGTCTTCCGCCCCAAACAATGAAAATTCAACATTTGTTTATATTAATGGTGTATACCAAAACAAAAATACATATTCTGTTAGCAGCACGGCATTAATATTTTCTGAAGCACCACCGATCACTTCAAAAATTGAAGTTATGTACATCTAATTGGAGTTAAATCATGGCTGATAAAAAAATCTCCGCGCTAACAAGTGCATCAACTCCCCTTGCCGGTACTGAAGTACTGCCAATTGTTCAATCTGGCGCAACTGTTCAAGTATCTGTTGCAAATTTGACTGCGGGTCGAGCAGTTGGTTCGGCTGGCGGCACATTCACTGATAATTTTGTTCAAGGCACAGCCGCCAAAGGTGTCAATTTCACCGCCAACACCCCGCAAGCTGGAATGACAAGCCAGTTGCTGAATTGGTATGAAGAAGGTACTTTCACACCTACACTTTCAGGCGCGACAACAACAACATACACAACCCAAACAGGCCGCTACACAAGAGTAGGCCGATTGGTGACTTTCCAGTGTGAGTTGGAAATCAATTCGCTGGGTAACGGAAGCACAACAACTTTTGTTCTAGGAACACTTCCTAACGCTGGTCATTTTTCAACCATATCGCTAGGCTTTTTCTCAAGCATTGCATCATCAGTTACATTTTTAACTGGATATATTAACAATGGTGCAAATTCAGTAACAATGCAAAGTCTTACCGCTGCTGGAGCTTCTTCAGCGTCTAATGCTATTTTTGGAAATTCTGCCCGTATCATTGTTAGCGGACAGTATTCTGTCTAAGGAATAAATTATGTCTCTTACAAAAGTCTCTTATTCAATGATTAACGGATCGCCCGTTAATGTGATGGATTTTGGTGCAGCTTGTGATTGGAATGGAACAAGTGGTACTGATGACACAGCAGCAATCCAAGCCGCAATAGATTTTTGTATCACAAACAAAAGAGACATGGTGATTCCAGGCTTGTCTCGTATAACGGCCTCGTTAAACATCAACAGAGCAGTAGATAGCGCTGCGGCAGATAACTTCTTTACCATTTCATCTGACAATGGTGGCGGCTTGGTGGTAACTACCGCCATAAATATGTTTTCATCTAGTTTGCCTTACGTTGCTGCTGGCGTAACGCAATTAGTAAAATTTGAAAACTTAATTTTTGAAACAAACGACAGCGCGTTATCAGCCTATGTTCTTGATGGAAACAAATACATCAGAACTCAATTTGTTGGTTGCTCGTTTAGAAAAATTAAATGCTTGACTGTTACAGGCGCTGGCAAACTTACGCAAAGCATTTACTTCTTTAACTGTCAAGGCCGTAGATGGGCGGGCACATTTTTTGGCTCTCTTTTTACAAGTTTTGACATTAAAGTTCACGGTTGTTTGTTTGAAGCTGGCGGCGAGTGCTTCAAGTTAGTAAGCGCTGTTGGTTGTAGTTTTGTGCAAAACACAATTGAAGGAATGTCAGGCGGCCCAATTGTTGTAAATGGATCGCAAGGTTTAACAATTCAAGGAAACTATTTTGAAGGTAGTCCTTTGGATATTGACTTAACTCTTGGTGGTCATTTAGGCGTTAACGTTTTATCAAACTATTTTGGTGGAACTGTTCCGTCAGGGGCAGAAGCTGTGTTTTGGGAAGTTGCAGAAAATTCAAATTCTTTAGGCAACTACTCGGCTCAAAAACTACACAGATTTACTGGCAACAGTAAAGTTGTAGTTAATGATTATGCTGTTACCGCTGTATCAAATTTAAGCAATCAGACTATTCTTCCCTACAACATACCCGTATTAAGCATATACCAAAATTTAAATCAATCTGTTACAACGGCTACACCAACAAAAGTAACTTTTGACACAGGAACTTTTGATACCGCTGGGGGTTGGATTGGTGGAAGCTACAGGTTTCTACCTTTAATTTCTGGCTACTACCAAATAAACACAAAAGTTTATTTTGGCAATGCAACGCTGACTTCTGCGTATGTTTCTTTGTATAAAAACGCATCGGAATACCAAAGATTAAATTCTTGGCAAGGCTCTGTGTCTAGCCCAATTATTTTGAATGGTTCGTGCCTTGTCTTTTTAAATGGCTCAACCGACTACATTGAAATTTGGGGCTACGCTGTTGGAACAACTTTGACCTTTGGCGTGGCATCTTCACCTTCAGAAGCAAGCCGCTTTGAAGCAGTTTTAGTGCGTGTTTAATTACAAACTTAAAGGAAAATATCATGGAATACAAATGGAAAATAAACAAAGTACAAGTTGCCCAAGACAATTTAATTGTTAAGGTCAGTTTAGCGGTCACAGGCACAGATGGTGATTTGTCAGCGTCTGCTGGCTACACTCGCAATCTAGTTCGTGGCGACAGTTTTATTCCTTTTGATCAATTGACAGAACAACAAGTGCTTGACTGGTGTTTTGCACCTGAAGTTGTTACTTGGAAAGATATTGATAGTAATGAGCAATCCGTTACAAACCTTTTAAAAGACGAAGGTGAAGCACAAGTAGCTGGCCAGATCGCACGCCAGTTGGCTCAAAAAGAATCTGAGCCTGCTTTACCATGGGTAGAAATTCCAGCATAATGCTGAAAACAACCGTATCGGCGAGGTTCACCGAGGAATCTTAGGATTCATAAATGACTGAAGAAGTCCAAGCCCTAGCGGAAGTAGACTCCGCGCCAACCACGGATGTGACGGCCACACCTGAAGTTGCTGAAAGTACGCCGGAAGTCGCTGAGAACCAAGTCGAACAAGCCACAGAGGAAAAGAAGTACTCCCAGGCTGAAATTGACGCGATGATCGGCAAACGCCTCGCAAGAGAGCAACGTAAGTGGGAAAGAGAGCAAGCAAATCGGTCTGCGGAATCGCAAATCGTGAAAGCTGCACCAACTGCGTCCGTTGACCAGTTTGAAAGCCCTGAAGCCTATGCGGAAGCAATGGCCTATCAGAAAGCTGAAGAACTATTGGCCAAACGTGAAGCAGCCAAGCAGCAATCAGCCGTTCTCGAAAGCTATCAAGAGCGTGAAGAAGCAGCGCGGGACAAGTACGATGACTTTGAACAAGTCGCCTACAACCCCAAGCTACCGATCACAAACGTGATGGCTGAAACGATCCAGTCTTCGGACATTGGGCCTGAGTTAGCGTACTACCTTGGCTCAAATCCAAAAGAAGCAGATCGCATCTCACGCATGACGCCACTCGGTCAGGCGAAAGAGATTGGGAAAATTGAAGCCAAATTGGCATCATCGCCCCCGATCAAGAAAACAACATCTGCGCCCGCGCCGATTTCTCCTGTCACTGCACGCTCCGCTGGAGCAGCAACTTTGGACACTACAGACCCACGCTCTATCAAGAGCATGACGACTTCGCAGTGGATTGAAGCTGAACGTGCAAGACAGATTAAGAAGCTACAAGCACAGAACCGCTAATTTTTTTAAAGGACTTTTGAAATGTCAAACAGTATTCTGACGATTGATATGATCACAAGAAAAGCTCTCGAAATCCTCGAGAACAACCTTGTGCTTACCCGTAACGTGAACCGCCAGTACGACGACAGCTTCGCTGTTGAAGGTGCTAAGATCGGTTCAACCCTCCGTATCCGTTTACCTGACCGCGCTTTGGTAACTGACGGCGCCGCCTTGCAAGTGCAAGACGACAACGAGCAGTTCACCACTTTGACCGTTGCCAGCCAAAAGCACATCGGTGTCAACTTCACATCTGCTGAATTGACCATGCAATTGGATGACTTCGCAGAGCGTGTGTTGAAGCCTCGTATCAGCCAGTTGGCATCTTCTATTGATGCAGACGTGGCCAATGCGTACAAAACCATCGGTAACACCGTTGGTACACCTGGCACAACTCCTTCTACTTCTTTGGTCTTGCTCCAAGCCCAGCAGAAGCTGAACGAGAACGCAGCTGTGATGTCTCCACGTTACGCTACCGTGAACCCAGCAGCCAACGCTGGCTTGGTTGAAGGCATGAAAGGTCTGTTCAATCCTACAGACACTATCAGCAAGCAATTCAAGAACGGCATGATGGGCACTGGCGTGTTGGGCTTTGACGAGATCAACATGTCTCAGTCTATCAAGCAACACACAACTGGCTCTCGCGTTGCCACCGGCAACTCTGTGACCACCACTGTGACTTCTCAAGGTGCTTCTAGCATTGCTTTGACTATCGGCTCTGGCCTGACAGTTAAAGCCGGTGACGTGTTCACTGTTGCTGGTTGCTTCGCTGTGAACCCACAGACCCGTGAATCCACTGGTTCGTTGTTCCAGTTCGTTGCTTTGGCTGACGCCACTGCCAGCGGTACTGCAATTGTCGTGAACGTTGCTCCTATCTACACTTCTGCCAATGCTTTGGCCACCGTGGACAGCTTCCCTGCTTCCGGTGCTGCTGTTGTGTTCGTAGGCGCTGCTTCTAGCCAGTACGCACAGAACTTGGTCTATCACAAGGACGCCATCACCTTCGCAACTGCTGACTTGCTGTTGCCACAAGGTGTTGACATGGCTGCTCGCGCAGTCCACAACGGTATCTCCCTCCGTGTGGTTCGCCAGTACGATATAAACAACGATCGTATGCCTTGCCGTATTGACGTTTTGTACGGCTTCAACACGATCCGCCCACAAATGGGCTGCCGTATCTGGGGCTAATTGATTGGGGCTTCGGCCCCTATCTCTGTTATTAACATTGAAAGGAAATTATCATGGCATTACCTAATGGCGCAGGCGGTTATCAAATTGGTGACGGCAACCTGACAGAAGCACAACTGACGGTTCAAACTATCCCCACAACCTTGACTGGCGACACCACGTTGACCGCTGATCAAGTGGTTGTTGGTTTGGTTGTTTGCAACAAAGGCAGCGATGCTACATTGACCGTGACTCTGCCCACAGCAGCGTTGCTCGATGCAGCCGTTCCTAGCGCAAAAGTTGGCTCTGCTTTCGAGTTGACAATCTGCAACAACAACAACACTGGCGCATCGTCTACCGTTCCTGTCACCACAGGCACTGGTATCACGATCTTCGGTTCTGTGACTGTTCCACGTTTCGGCGCACATACATACCGTTTTGTGCGTACCGGTGACGCTGCCTACTCGGCCTTCTTGAAGTAAACAATGGGGGCTTCGGCCCTCATTTTTAAAGGAACAATTATGACCTCTAATACCAAACCAATTGGTGTTGCTTTTGAAGACCAAGACATTATTGGGTCTAACTTTGTACTGGCTGGCGGCGAGTTGGGCTACACCGCAGAAGCAAGCGGCACAGTGACTCAATTGACAGACAAGTCCACAGCGGTCACGCTGAACAAGTCTGCTGGTCAGATCACACTGAACGGCGCTTCTTTGGCAAACATCACAAACGTTTCGTTCACTTTGAACAACAGCACAATCAGCGCAAAAGACGTTATTATTTTAAGCGTGTCTTCTGGCGCTACCGCTGGTGCTTACAACTGCTGGATTTCTAGCAAAACCACAGGAAGTTGCGTAATCACAATTCGCAACCTTTCTGGCGGTTCGCTGTCTGAAGCTTTTGTAATCAACTTTGCAGTTATCCACGTTCTGTAAACCAAATGGGGGCTAATCACCCCCATTCTTAAATTATGAACATTACATTGACACACCCCATCCACGGCGCAAAGATTGCAACAATGGAGTCTGAGGTTGAAATGGATGAAAGAAATGGCTGGACTCGTTATAATCCAGACACGCCTTCTGAAACTGAAGAAGCGGCTCCTGTGAACGTGCTGGAAGTTAAACGCCGTAGAAAAACCACTGCAGAGGTTTAAAAATGACAACGTACACCGCTGGCCAACAAATCGAACGGGCGCTTAGACTTCTCGGTGTGCTTGCTGAAGGTGAGACGCCCTCTGCGGCTACGTCACAAGACGCCTTGATGGCGTTCAATCAAATGATTGATTCGTGGAACACAGAGCGCTTAGCCGTGTTCGCTACGCAAGACCAAATCTTTACATGGCCCGCAGGCTTAATTAGCCGCACTCTTGGCCCAACTGGTGACTTTGTGGGCCTTCGCCCTATTTTGCTTGACGACTCTACATACTTTAGAGCGCCCACCAATGTCTCGTATGGCATTAAGTTTATCAATCAACAGCAGTACAACGGTATTGCTGTTAAGACCGTAACGTCCACTTACCCACAAGTGATGTGGGTCAACATGACGTTTCCTGACATTGAGATGTACGTCTACCCACGGCCAACGCAAGACTTAGAATTTCACTTTGTATCGGTTGAAGAACTAAATCGCCCCGCCACGCTATCCACGATTCTGTACTACCCACCAGGCTATCTGCGTGCGTTTACATACAACTTGGCCATGGAGTTTGCCCCTGAGTTTGGCGTTGAGCCAAGCCCACAAGTGCAGCGCATTGCAATGACTTCTAAGCGTGACTTGAAGCGCATCAACAACCCTGATGATGTGATGGCGCTGCCTTACGCATTGGTGGCCAACCGCCAGCGTTTCAACATATACGCTGGCAACTATTAACTAAAGTATTCATATTGTACAAGCGGCATGAAACATACGTTTTGCGTTCAAATAGGCTTGATGCGCTTCATCAGGCGTAGCGTAGTCGCCTATGCGAATCGTTTTTCTGTTGACCGTAATACTTGCACGCCATTTGTTTTGGTACCAAATAACGCCCATAAAACCAGATTTATTTTGCTTGTTGGGTTTGCGTACATTTTCAGAATTGCCACCCGCGCCAACATCACGAAGGTTGACAAGCCTGTTATCGGCTTTAATCCCGTTAATATGATCAATCATGCCTGTCGGCCAACTACCAGTAACATAAAGCCAAGCAAGGCGGTGTGTCCTGTAGATCTCACCTCGAATACCCAAAGTGGAATATCCTCGCTTGTCAATGTTTCCTGCAACATCGCCAGCTTTAACGGCTTTACTTGGGCTAATCTTCCAAATAAAAATGCCGGTTTCCATGTTGTAATCAAGTATTTCTCGCAGTTGTTCTGCGGTAATGTCGGGCTTGCTCATCTCAGTTTTCCTGTGTTGAGCCTCAATGTTAACACAGGAATTACTAAATGAAAACGCCTATATTGGGTAGCACATACGTTGCGCGGTCTGTCAATGCGGCAGACGCTCGGATGGTCAATCTGTTTCCAGAAATCGTCCCAGAGGCCGGTAAAGAGCCTGCGTTCCTAAACCGCGCCCCTGGCCTTAAACTGCTCAACACCATTGGTAACGGCCCGATCCGTGGCCTGTGGGCGTTCTCGTCTAGCGACAGCACGGCCTTTGTGGTGTCAGGCACACAGCTGTACAAGATCACCACCGCTTATGTCGCCACGCTAATTGGCACGGTGGCCGGTACTGGCCCCGTCAGTCTAGCTGACAACGGCACGCAGCTGTTCATTGCGGCCAATGGCCCCAGCTACATCTACAACAACACGACAAACGCCTTTGGCCAGATCACCGATCCAGACTTTCCAGGCGCTGTGACTGTCTGCTATCTGGATGGCTACTTTGTGTTCAACGAGCCAAACAGCCAAAAGCTGTGGATCACTGCACTGCTAGACGGCACATCCATTGACCCGCTTGAGTTTGCCAGCACCGAAGGCTCGCCTGACGGCTTGGTGGCCGTAGCAGCCAACTTCCGCGAGGTCTGGGCCTTTGGCACTAACTCAATTGAAGTCTGGTACGACTCTGGCGCAACCGACTTCCCCTTACAGCGCATCCAAGGCGCGTTTAATGAGTTGGGCTGTGCTGCCCCTTACTCTGTGGCCAAGATGGACAACGGCCTGTTTTGGCTTGGCCGTGACCGCCGTGGTGAAGGTATTGTCTACCGCGCCAACGGCTACACCGGCGTTCGGATTTCTACCCATGCTGTTGAGTGGCAAATCCAACAATACGATGATATATCGGACGCTATTGCGTACACATATCAGCAAGACGGCCACAGCTTCTATGTACTGGTTTTCCCTAGTGCCAACACGACTTGGGTTTATGATGCGGCCACACAAGCCTGGCATGAGCGTGCAGGGTTTACTGACGGCAACTTTACACGCCACCGTGGCAACTGCCAGATGGCGTTTAACAACAAGGTTGTCATTGGCGACTTTGAAAACGGCAATATCTACGCCTTTGATCTGGATGACTTCAGCGACAATGGCGGCATCCAGAAATGGCTTCGCACATGGCGTGCGTTGCCAACTGGCCAAAACAATCTGAAGCGCACAGCCCAACACACACTGCAACTTGATTGCGAGTCTGGTGTGGGCTTGAACGGGTATGTACTTCCTGAAGTAATCTATCTTCAAACTGAAAACGATGATTTTTTGATTACAGAAACTAGTGATTATTTAATTGCTGAACAAGAGACAGTTGCAACGCAAGGTGCTAATCCTCAAGTTATGCTCCGCTTCTCAGACGATGGCGGCCACACATGGTCTAACGAGCATTGGAAGTCCATGGGCAAGATTGGCGAATACTACAAGCGCGTGCTGTGGCGTAGGCTTGGCATGACAACTAAGTTGCGTGACCGTGTTTATGAAGTGTCTGGCACTGACCCTGTGAAGATTGCAATCATGGGCGCAGAACTAATTCTGAGTCCAACGAATGCCTAGTTCTAACGCTACGCCAACGCCGATCACGCCGCCGCGAGTGCCGCTGATTGACCCTCGCACGGGTCTGATTGACCGCGCTTGGTATTTGTTCTTTTTGTCGTTGAATGATATTGCGACCGGCGTTATTGACGATTCTGGTCTGACGTTTAGTTCTGAGTCCTTGCTCGCGTCTTACGATGCGGCTTTGCTCTCGGTCAATCAGGAGTTGCAGACCCTGCCGCCAGTAGTCACCTTACCAATTCCTGACGTATTGACTGACTGCTGCTCGGCTTTAGAGTCCCAAGTGGCCGAGATGCAAAAGCAGATCGAGGCGTTGCAAGTGCAACCCATTGTTGACACCGCAGCTATTACTGCCGCCATTAACGCTGCGTCATCAGCGCCTGTTACCAAGACCGCTGACTTTACAGTAGCTGACAATGAGACTTGGATTATCAACAACAAGTCAGGATCGACTTGTACGGTAACTTTGCCCACAGCAAGCGCATGGACTGGTAGGTATTTGACTTTTAAGAATTTGCAGGCTCAGACCTTGGTGTCTGCATCTAGCAATGTTGTGTTGATTGACGGCACAGTCGCTGGCACAGCAATCCTCTTGGCAGTTGTAGGAAATTGGGCGACAATGGTGTCTGACGGCACTAATTGGGTCATCATGCAACAAGCCGCTAACAATTGCCTCTTATTGGAGTAAACCATGACAGT